ACAGAGTCAAGAACTATTAGACGAAATAGAAGCAATGAAAAAAGAATTAATGGACATGATTGTTCATTCTGATGATGACGAAAAAGAAGTAAGGGAAGCAGCGTATATCAGAATTAAAACAATTAACGAACTCATGGCTCGTTTTGAATCTATCGCAAAAAATGACGAGATTAAAGACAAGGCATGGAAAATAATATAGGCATTTAGCCTGTATGGGAAAGCCACACCTAGATGGCACAAGGAAAGAAAAATGAATGATGAAACCATGACTTCCGATACAACGGAAAGTGGAAATCTAACAGTAACAGATGCGGCTTCACAGATTGAAGGTATGTTATCTGCACCAGAGGACTCCACAGAGCAACCAGAAGTTGTAGAAGAACAAACCGAAGTAGTTGAAGAAGCAGAGGAAGACGAAGCGGATTACGAGGAAGCTGTAGAAGCAACCGAAGATGAAGCAGAAGAATACTCCGAAGTTGAACAAGAAGTTGAGGAAGAACAAACTTTCACCATCAAAGCAGCAGGTGAAGAAAAAGAAGTTACCCTTGATGAGCTAAAGAAATCTTATCAACTCGGCTCTGATTATACTAAAAAGACTCAAGAAGTAGCCGAACAGCGTAAAGTCATTGAGCAGGAAGCTAAAGCTATTATTGAAGCTAGAAAAGTTAGAGATGATTATTCATCAAAATTACAGGCAGTAGAACAATTTCTATTAAGTAACAATGACACTCCAGAAGATCTGTCTGCAATGAAAGAGAACGACCCGATAGGATATTCAGTTAAGGTCGCAGAGATGACCGAAAAGAAAGAACAGTTACAAGCTATTCAAGCTGAAAAACAACGACTTGCACAGCAGCAACAATCGGAAAGAGCAGCTCAATTAGAACAGTTTGTACAGGAAGAAGCACAAAAACTAGCAGTATCCTTACCAGAGTTTTCAGACAAAGCTAAAGGCGAACAAGTCCGTAATGACATTCGTAGCTATGGCAAAAAGGTAGGATTTACAGACGAAGAATTATCTCAAGTCTATGATCACCGCCATGTATTGGTATTACATAAAGCAGCACAATACGACAAATTAATGTCAGGTAAAGCTGGTGTTAAGAAGAAAGTCGCTAAAGCACCAAAGACTGTAAAAGGTGGTGCTAAAGTAAAGCAGAATGTAACCGATATACAGAAAAAACAAATGAAACGGCTACAGCAATCTGGTTCAGCTAGAGATGCAGCAGCCATTTTTGAAAACTTTATTTAAGGAAAAACAATGGCAGAATTTAGAACTTATACAGCGATTGGTCAAAGAGAAGATTTAAGCGATACTATCTTCAATATTGCACCAACAGAAACACCAGTAGTTTCATCTATTGGTAAAACAAAGGCAACAGCAACATATCATGAATGGCAAACTGATGACCTAGCAGCAGCTAGTTCAGCAGGTCTTTTAGAAGGTGCTGATGCTTCAGGTGCTTCTGATACTCCTACAGTTCGTGTAGGTAACAGAACACAAATTCAAGGTAAAACAATTCATGTATCAGGTACTCTTGATGCAGTTGATAAAGCAGGTCGTAAGACAGAAACAGCTTACCAACTAGCTAAAGCAGGACAAGAGCTAAAACGAGACATGGAAAAAACTATTCTTGGTAATGTAGCTCAAGATGCAGGTGCTGCTGGTTCAGCAAGACTTCTTGGCTCTATCCAAACATGGTTAAAATCAAACTTCGTAACAATGACTGATGGTGTTGCACCAACAACTGCGGATGGTAACAACACTCGTACAGATGGTGCTACTGCTGCTGCATTTACAGAAGACAAACTCAAAGAGTGTGTTAAGTCTGTATTTGAAAATGGCGGTACTCCAACTATGTTGGTTGTTCCACCTACACAAAAGCAAGTAGTATCTACTTTTGCAGGTATTGCAGCACAGCGTTATGAAGCTCCAAAAAATGCAGCAACTACAATCATTGGTGCTGCGGATGTTTACTTATCAGACTTCGGTACTTTATCTGTTGTACCTGACAGATTTATGACTGCTGATGCAACTCCAGCGGAACAAGCTCTAGTGCTTGACCCAACAATGGCAGCTATTGCAACACTGCGACCATTTGAGTCAAACCTATTAGCTAAAACTGGTGACAGTGAAAAACATCAGATGCTTAATGAGTACACTCTACAAGTATCTAACGAGAAAGCACATGGTATCGTTGCTGACTTGGCAGTTTAATTTAGGTTAAACATTGATATTGCCCCTTCGGGGGCAGTATTACTATTGAGAATAATATGAGAAAATTTATAAAGCATGATGGAGTAGTAGAAACAAACCAAGATGTTACTGACATCATTGAAAAGAATAAACAAGAATACAATAACAGCTCAACAAAATGGGGTAATGATGTCTTTGATAATAAGATAGCATCTATACCTTTGACTGTTGTTGATGATCTAAACAAGCAAGGAATCATGAGAGGGTTTCATGTATTAGACCAAAAGAAATTCTTTGCATGGTTAAACGACCCAGACAATAGATTTTTTAGAACAAAACAGGGCAGAATCTAAATGGCATTTTTTACAGACTACACTACATTACAGGCAACTATTGCTAGTTACTTGGCTCGGACTGATTTAACATCAGAAATTCCAGAGTTCATTAGATTAGCAGAAGATAGACTGTTAAGGGACTTACGCATAAGACCTTTAATTAAAGTTGCTACAGCTGAAACTACAGCAGGAGATGCAACAGTATCTTTGCCTTCTGATTTTGTATCTATGAAAGATTTACATATACAAGGCAACCCACCACAAACAATCAAATTTTTATCTACAAGTAATTTCTTTAGAAATGCACAAACTTCTATATCTGGATTACCTAACCGATATACACTATTGGGTGCAGAGTTTCAATTTGCTCCAATTCCTGATGGTCAATATACATTACAAATGGTTTACTTTCACCAACCAGAATATTTAAGTGACACTAACGCATCTAACTTGTGGTTAGCTAATACGCCTGATTTATTATTATATGCAGCACTAGGTGAAGCAGAGCCATTCTTAATGAATGACGAAAGATTAAATACATGGGCAAGTATGTATGACAGAGGTATGATGGCTTTACGCAAGAGTGATGATGAATCTGAATACCCAGCTCAACCACTAACTATCACTAACTCAACGAGGTAAACAATCATGACCGACATGGCAAATTATTTAAAAAACAAACTGCTTAATTTAACATTAAGTGGAACTGCATATGCAGGGGTAAATGACCCTTATGTATCTCTATGGACTTCAGACCCAACAGATGCTGAAACAGGAGCAGAGGTTTCTGGTGGTTCTTATGCTAGAACTCAAGCATCTTTTGCTACTGCTTCTGGAACATCAGGACAAGTGGCTACAGATGCAGACGTAACATTCCCAACCGCTAC